GATAAAATTTTTAACGTAATAAATGTAAAAAATGAAAAAAATATATTTAATCGTTTACTATATGGATTATTAGATATTCATAATTTTTTTATAAAACAAACCAAAACAAGTATGTGTAGTTATGTTAATGAATGGAATATAATAGATAAAAGTTGTTATAACATTAAACTATTTGTAGAAGTAATTATAATATATATTTTAAAAAGTATATTATTTATTAAAAAAATATTGAATATTGATGCCGATAATAGTTTAATTTGTAAAATATTATCAAGGGTAATTTTTGATATTTATTCCATTTTATTGGAAAAATACTGTTTATAGATTTATACATTTTTTCTTTTTCTACTTGATTTTTTTTTAGAAATTGAAAATATATTAAAAAAACTTTTTGATTTTTTCTTTTTTCTTTTTGTTGTATTTTTTTTAGGTTTATATAACTCTTCTTTTTCTTCTTTTTCTTCTTTCTCTTCTTTGTTACTTTTATTAGTTTTATTTTCTTCTTTTATATCATCTTCTTTTTTATTAATTTTATCAGGTCGATAATTCAAAAACCATTCTTCATACTCGTGTGTTCCTCTTTTATCTTTAAGTTCTTTATATTTTTTTGCTTTTTCAGTGCGCATTTCCTCTACTGATTCTTGATGACCATAGCAAATAATACTAAATCTTTTTAAAAGACCCTTTTGTTTAAGACGATTCTTTTGTTGAACATCAAATAAGAACTGAGACATACACAAAATACGGTCTGTAAAATTTGTATAATAAGGACGATTTGTGTATAAAAATGCCAAATAAAAATTCAACATAGTATCTATTGTTGCAATCTTAACTTTTTTTTTGCTAAACATTAAAACATTATAACTGTGACACGCAATTGGTTTATATACAAAAGCAATTGTATCAACACCTACTTTAATTTCATAATGAAGTGGTATTATCTCTCCAATTGGGTCTCTCTTAATAATTTTTACATTAGTAAACCCTTTATCATTTAATCGCTCTTTAACAATTTCAGCAGTTGTTTCAGGATCGTTTGATATAACATCAAAATCCGCATTTTTCTCCACTTTTTTACGCAAGTGTTTGGGCATATATTGACTATACTGTGAAATAGCGTAACCTCCAAAAAACACAACACCTTGGTTTATAAACACATTTTTAACCGTTTCATAAATTTCATCTCCTTTTTCTTTATTTTCCATTTTTCTTTGAAATTCCATATAGTTGCATTTTTTGTCATCTAATGGATAATGTTTGTTTATTAGCGCTAAACGTTTCATTACTTTTTCCCACCGACTTGTATCTCCAGCAGGGCGACTAAGTTCTAAATACATTGACATGCGAAGATAATTGGGGTCTGTATAAAATATCCCGTTAACACTAATTGCTTTACTTTTAACTGCTGAGTATAATTCTTTGGGTAAATTTGTAATATCTGCCATTCCTTGAAAATTGGTAAATACTTTATATGTTCCCATATGTTGACCGCTACGCGCTTCAACTTCAGAATATCCATTTTTATAATAAATATCTGCTAATTCTTTAGCATCTTCTAAAGCATTTGGAGAGAACATATCATAATCAGGAAGATCTATTTCATCATTATATATTTTATCTTCGTCGGGTAATAAAGCGTTAATACTAATTCCTCCATAACAAACAAGACCTTTTTTCTTAATAAAATCTTCTACAATAGATATCATTTGTTTTACTTCAGGGGTATTTACTGCGCGTCGAGATATTTTTTCTTGTGCTTTATCAACTTGACTACGCAATATTGCTAATTCACAATCAGCAAAACTATCTCCCTTTTTACATATTTGTTCTGTCATTTATACTTATTATATAAATATAAATATAAATAAAATATAAAAATACAAAATTAATAAAATTAACTTTTAATTTCAACCAATTTTGTAGAAAATGTTCGTGTTTCATAAGAATAATCAGGATTTTGTTCAAATATATCTAATTCGCCTTTAATTAATCCGGTTTCTGTATCAACTTTTTTATTTGCGTCTTGAAATGGTTTAATATTAAGTGTAAGATTTATTTCTCTAAGTTCTGCTGGTTTTAATACAAAAGCGTGTCTTGCTTCATCAAAATATTTAATATTTTCTAATAGATAACCATCAGGTAATTGAAATCTCATTGCTACCATTTGACAACCATAACTTCTTGCTAATGCCGCAGAAGGATTATCAGGATTATTAGTTAAATCTGGTAATACAATAGTCATTTGACTTCTATTATGATTTTCTAATTGTTCAGGTTCATAATTATTTAAAATGTCAAAAAATCGGAAGGACCACATATTTGGAGAATTGCTTACTAAATTAACAAATTCATAAAAATCCCTATTCTCAGATTCTAAGTAAGATTTATTTAATCCGTCAATAATAATTACAAATTTTCCTAGTAAACTAGACAATTTAACTTGTCCAAAATTTTGATTTCGATAATCAAAACTAGACTCACTGCCTAATATAACACCTTTGGATTGATAAGAATTAAACAAATTTGCTAATTCTTGATAAACAGCATTATCATTACTTTTAATTCTTAAGTGTAAAATAACAGGGTCTGTTTTGTTTGGTGCATTATCACTAAAACAATTAATATAAAGAGAACTCATTACATCACTAAATTTTACAAAATTGTATGTTTCCTTTACATAATAACTGTCATTGGTAGATGTAGCAACAACTGGTATACCATTTTCATTATAAATGGCAAAATCAAATCCTCTTACACCCTGTGTAATTATTGAATTTAATATATTTAAACTTACAAAATCATTTTTATAATTTCCTCCACTACACGCATTATATGCTGTTAAAATATTATAGTCACAAAATTTGTTTGAATAAGTACTATCAATTGGAATAATATATTCGCTTTTTTCAGAATATAAATATTTCATATTTTTTTCTTCTAATGACTGTAAATTATTTAAATACAAATAGTATATAGTTACTATAAAAACAATAAGTATTACTATTGCAATTGTCATATAAATAACAAAATTGTCATCCATTTGGTTTATTGCTTGTCCAGGATTGCTTACAACTGATTTTACCTTAGCTACAACATTTAAAAAACCTTGTTTTATTTTTTGTGCAGTGTTATTAGTATTTGTATCGCTCATTATCTAATATATATTATTATTTTTTATAATAATATTTATATTTAAAATATTATTTTGATTTAAAATTTAATAACTATATATAGTAAATATGGCAGGAGGATTATTAAATCTTGTATCAGCAGGACAACAAAATATAATTCTAAATGGAAACCCATCTAAAACATTTTGGAAGGCATCATATCAAAAATTCACAAACTTTGGACTACAAAAATTCAGAGTTGACTTTGAAGGATCTAAAACTTTGCGTTTAACAGAAGATTCTACATTCACTTTTAAAGTGCCCAGATATGGCGACTTATTAATGGATTGTTATTTATCAGTTGAATTACCTCATATATGGTCTCCAATTTATCCGCCTCAACAAATTTTAAACCAGGACGGCACAACAGATTATACAAATTGGGCACCTTATGAATTTAAATGGATAGATAATATTGGCGCTCAAATGATTCGCAGCGTTTCAATTACGTGTGGAAATCAAAAAATACAAGAGTTTTCGGGTCAGTATTTATTAGCAATGGTTCAGCGTGATTTTAGTGTAGATAAAAAAGCGTTATTTGATAAAATGACTGGAAATGTGCCTGAAATTGTAGACCCAGGTAATTCAGGAACGCGCGTAAATGCTTATCCTAATGCTTTTTATACTGAAAACCCAGCAGGTCCTGAACCTTCTATTCGTGGAAGAATATTATACATTCCACTAAATGCTTGGTTTAATTTGAAGTCTCAGATGGCATTTCCTTTAGTAGCATTACAATACAATGAACTACATATTAATATAACAATGCGACCTATTAATGAATTATTTGTAATTCGTGATGTTACTGATTTTCAGAATAACTTTCCTTATGTAGCACCAAACTTTAATCAAAGTTATGCGCAAATGTATCGTTTCTTACAACCACCACCAGATGTAGAATTGGGTCCTACATCCTATATAGACACACGAACTGTTTGGAATTCAGATATTAATTTAAATTGTACTTATTGTTTTCTTTCAAATGATGAACAAAAATTGTTTGCAACAAACGAGCAAAAGTATTTATTTAAACAAGTAAGAGAACAAATTTTCTATAATGTTACAGGACCCAATAAAATAGATTTGGATTCAATTGGGTTAGTTGCTAATTGGATGTGGTTTTTACAACGCAGTGATGCAAATTTGAGAAATGAATGGTCCAATTATACAAACTGGCCTTATAATTACATGCCAAGTGATCTGACTTTTGCGCCAACAAATGGCACATATCCAGTTTATAATCCCAGTTCTAAATCGTCCACGATGGGACCTGGTGTAAATCCTACAGGTCTTTTATCAGGTTTAATGATTACAGGTGATTATACTTTGGAAAATCAAAAAGACATTTTAGTATCACTTGGTATTCTTTTGGACGGACAATATAGAGAAAATATACAACCTGTAGGTGTCTTTAATTATGTAGAAAAATATACAAGGACACTTGGTAACGCACCATCGGGATTATATTGTTATAATTTTTGTTTAAACACTTCGCCATATGAATTACAACCATCAGGAGCATTAAATATAAATCGTTTTATAAATATACAAATGGAATTTACTACCATTGTACCGCCATTGGACCCTTTAGCACAAGTATTAACAATTTGTGACCCTGAAACAGGAGATATTATTGGTATTAACAAAAGCACATGGCGTATTTATGATTATAATTTTAATTTTATTTTGTTTGAAGAGAGAATAAATGTGGTTACTTTTGTTGGTGGAAACTGTGGACTAATGTATGCAACTTAATTCCACCTTTTCCACTTTTAGGAAAAGTGGAGCAAAAAATGTAAGAAATAAATTCCACCTTTTCCACTTTTAGGAAAAGTGGAGCAAAAAATGTAAGAAATAAATTCCACCTTTAAAATATAATTTTGCTCCACTTTTTTAAAAGTGGATTTTTTTAAAAGTTGAATGTATGAACCTCTGTAAATATAAAAACCTATTTGGTGCACCCAACACAGGAATCCATACTTTTCGTATTTTTAATATTTCAATTATTGATGTATTAGTAGTTCTTTTATGCGCAGTAATCATAGCAAAACTATTTTCATTATCTCTTAAATGGACAACTATCTATCTTTTTATAATAGGAGTTTTTGTTCACCGTCTTTTATGTGTAAGAACTGCTGTAGATAAATTATTGTTTCCAAATCCGACTTACCATTTCATGAATTTTATTTATTTATAGTTATTTTTATTTTATAAAATACTTATTATTTAATTATTTTATAAATTACCTTTCAGAATTATCTTGATTTGCTAAATAAATTTTTCTATCAAGTTCTTTATTACAATAATCTATTTTCCACCTACCCAACGGTGTAGAACTATAAAAATTTCTATTTGTAAATATATTTCTAATTATTTTGAAAATTGTCATCATTTTATTAACTATTCTATATCTTTTTATACCTTTATATCTTTTTGTTTCAATTTATTTTAA